CAGATACAATAATATGAAAATAGTACAAACTAATTTGGATGGGTCAACTACTTTAATAGATTTAAGAGTTTTTTCAATAGTAAAACAAAACCAAATAAAAGCAATAAAAGACAGAGCGATGGAATTAATACTAGAAAAAGTACCAGAATATAAACAAAGAAATGCTGCTTTAGGTTTGTTAAGTAACGAAGAAACGGATAAGATAAAACAAGATATTCAAAATATTAGAATTCTTTCAGATCAAAAAGAAAATCAAATTGAATCTATTGTATGGGATGGAAATAAGGAAACTGAAGCGGCTGCATGTGATGCAGTTGAGTTAATTTATTTAGATTAATAAGGAGAATAACTATGGAATCATTTTTAGGAAGTGTTTGGTTTGGTTGCTTTATGTTATTTGCTGGTTATGTAGCTGGCCATATCGTAAGTGTTGATAAGATCAAGACTTGGATCAAGGGCTAAATATGTCCGATAACAAGGATCTCATTAAACGCCTTAACGACCGTTTACTGAGCCAGCTGCTCTTAGACCTAGATGACCCCACCCGATGTACTCCGGGGCTTTATACGGTCATCAGAGGGCTTATAAACGACAATAGGGAGGTACTTGATGGTATCTCCCACGCTACGCTAGATGAGCTAGAAGCTAAGATGGCTTCCAAGGCTCCATTTAAATTTAAAGCAGCCAATGGCTGATAACAAGGAACTATGACATAATTGTTGTAGTTCTTATTATGGAGGATGTATGCAAGCACCACAAGAAATGGTTGAAGACTTTAGAAACCACCTATGGGCCTGTTTTAAGTACCTAGGTCTTGGAGAGCCAACACCATTACAATATGCTATGGCAGATCTAATGCAAACTGGACCAAGAGACTTCCAATTACAGGCTGGTCGTGGTGCAGGTAAATCTGTAATCAATGCTTGCTTTGCTAGTTGGAGATTACTAACAAACCCAGATAGAACTATTATGGTTATATCTGCAACAACCCTAAGAGCAATTAACTTTATTGCTCAGGTAAGACAAATCTTAGAAGTTGTTCCATACTGCAACCATCTTAAACCAAAAGAGTTTGATAAAGATAGTGCATTCGGTTTTAATATTGGTTGTCGTACAGTATTCGGTCAGGATTTATCTTGCTACGCTAGAGGTATTACTGGTCAGATAACTGGTAGCCACGCCGATGATATTATTGTAGACGATGTTGAGATTGAAGAAAACGCAGATACTCCTTCAGCAAGAGAAAAACTTTTAAATAAGTTAGCTGAGTTAGAACAAATTAGAAACAATACACCAGATGGTTGTATTCGTATTCTAGGAACATATCAATCAACAGATAGTATTTATCTTAAATTATCTAACTCTTATCCTATTATAAAGTTTCCAGCAGTTATGCCAAATCCAGATGTTCCGGGTGAAATAGATAACTGTGCGGATTATATCCTAAAGTTGGAGCTAGAAGTAGGAGAATCAACACAACCAGAGAGATTCCCTATAGATGTACTTAAGTCTAGAGAAGCTAAGATTGGACCAAGGTTATTTGCACTTCACTACAAATTAGATCCTACCCTTAGTGATAGAGCTAAGTATCCACTTAAGTTAGAAGATTTAATAGTTATTGATGTTAATCCTGAAGTATTCCCTGAAAAGATTACTTGGGAAAAGCGTACTCCAAAGAAACAAATTGAATCGTTTGGTATTTCAGGAGATCTACTATATGAACCACAATGGATTAGCCCTAATTTTATACCGTATATGCAGACTGCAATGTTTGTTGACCCTAGTGGCCGTGGATCAGATGAAACGGCTATTTGCATTGCGTCATTTGTCAATGGCTATGTCATCGTACATGAATTGCTTGGTATGCAAGGAGGATACGAAGAAGTCTTATTAAAGAAGATTGCTAAGTTAGCATATCAATATGATATTAATCTAATTAGAGTTGAAGCTAACTTTGGTGATGCTATGTATTGCAATCTACTAAGACCAGTTGTATCTCAGATATGCGGACAAATTGCTATTGAAGACTTTAGAGTTAGTGGTTCTAAAGAAGAAAGAATTATAAGAACTTTAGAACCAATAATGGCAGTTCATAAATTAATCTTTAATACAAAGGCAATTAAAGATCAAGAAAATCAAAAACAAATAACAAGAATAACAAGTCGTCGTGGTAGTCTTAAACACGACGATAGAGTTGATATTCTATCTAGTGCTGTTGCTTACTGGCAGGATTCTTTATCACTTGATGCTGATTCACAAATTGAAAAGAATAAACAGGATGAATTTAAACAACAGATTAAAGACTGGATGAGTAATAAAAGATCAATAGGAATTCTAGGTGATCGAATTAGCGGAGCTATTTTATTAAATGGTTCTGATGAATACAATAAAAAACAATATCCAAGTCTTGTTAAAAAAAGATTTAAAAGATGAATATAAATGTCGTAACTGGATATGGACAACGAACTGGAACTTCTTTTGTAATGCAAAAAGTAAAAGAAGCTGGGTTACCAATTAATGGTGAAATGTTTCTTGATGGGTTAACAATTAATAAACACAATCCAAATGGATATTGGGATATTAATCCATTCAATTTTTCTTTTTTATTAGAGAGTAATAAGCTAAATAGTTCTGTTTGTAAAATATGGCCTAGTGTTCTAGAGTATATAGATCACAGTAGAATTAATAATATTGTTGTATTAAAAAGAAAAAATAAGCAACAACAATTAGAAAGTATGGATAAAGTTTTAAAAGATGAACTAACTTTACCAATAAATAAACTTTTTTATTCTAATGAAACAGTTGAGTTTTTATTAGAAGATTCTAGTAATAAACTAACAAAATGGTTAGAAAATAAAAATAATAACTCAGTTTTAGAAGTTTATACTGAAGATTTAAATATAAGAATAAATGATATAATTTCATTTTTAGGAAGAGGTTTAAAATGCCATTAATGGTTGGTGGAATTATGGGTGGTTTGGCCGTTGGTCAAAGTTTAATGCAAGGCTTTGGTGCTGCTAGCCAAGCACAAGCACAACAGAAACAAGCACAGATGCAAGCAGAAAATGCAAATTTTCAAAGACGCTGGCAAATTGATGCTAATAATAGAAATATTACAAAAGCTAATCTTGCAAAAGCCATTCAAAATAAACAAATAGAACGAACTGCTTTATCTGAAAGAGCTATTCAAGAAGTTTATCAGAAATTTGGTTTTGATAACTCTAAGAGTCAATATAGTAAACAAACCAATCAAGTTAATTCAGCTCTATTATCTAGTATATCTGGCAGAAACATATCAGCATCTTCTGGAACAGCAAGAGCTTTATTAAGACAGAATATGATGAACGCATCGACTAATATGGCTAACCTTAGAATTACTGATATGAATAAACGAAGAGATATTGATACAGCATATCAAAATAGACTAAATCAAAGAGATTTTAATTACCAAGAACTTCAGATATTTATGCCCGGTGATACTTCAACTATTAGTGGTACACCTACTGCACAGATTCTTGCTAGCGGTGCTCTTAGTGGTTTACAAGCTGGTATTGGTGCTGGTTTAATGTACGGTAAGGAATAAAAAATGAAAGAAGATCTATATAATAAACTACAGCAAATTGCTAGTGGTAGACAATATACTGAATCTACTAATATTGAAAATGTCTCTGAAATTAGATCTAAGGATTTAAAAAAGAAACTAAATAATATTACTGATAGTATTAAAAAAATGTATCCAACAAAACCAAAAAAGGTTTTTGAAACTTGGAAGCAGGCTACCAAAGACTTTCCTTTACCAACCAAATCATTTAAAGAAGATTACTGGAAACAATATCTTAATTTATCTCCAGATGGTCAAGATAAAGAAAAACAAAAACTAATAACTAATACTGAACTAGAACTTCAGATGTTAGAAAGCCCAACCGAAAAAGAACATTACCTAAGAGATAAAGTATCTAAATGGCCAGAGTGGTTAGTAAATGAATTTAAAGATGATATTCAAAACCTATCAGCAAGAAACTCAATTACAAATCTAAATAAATCTAAACAAGTCTATAAAGATGATCTATCAAAAAGACTTGGTGCTATCTCAAATAAAGAACTAGATGCTGATGTATCAGAAGAATCACATATTGATGATTTGCTTAAGCTAGAAAAGATGAACCTAATGGATGTTGCAGATTCATTTAATGGTCGTTTTGGTGTAGTAGATAAGACTGGTGCTTTTGTACCAGCTTTTGATTTACAAGATAGAGCACAGGTATTTGAAAACGATCCTTATGGAACTCCATCTCTTGGCGAACAAACTATGGTAGATGAGCTTGCTCCAGATTTTATTAGAAATTTTGTTAGAGGAAATCTATCAAATCAAAGAGCAAAGATTAATTTAGATAATAAAGCATCAGAAGGTGTAGCTAAGATGATGCTTGAAACTGGATCACTAACACCCGATAAATGGGGTGAAGCATTTTCAATGTTCTCAAAACCAGAATATCAAACACTTATTGAACATGGTCTTAAAGGTGAAATTAATTCTGGTAGAGTTAAAAACGATGAAGATTTAGTTAAAACTATTTATATGGCAATGAATCAATATAAAGACTTACTAGGAGAATCAACAGATGCCACCAACCCCTGAGCAATTAATAATTGAACAAAGTAATCAAATAGTACAAGCACCACAAGTACAAGAAACTATTGTAAAACCAACAGTTGTAGAAGAAGCTCAGGTTTCAATGCCAGCACCAAATAACTGGATTGGCCAAATTGATTACGGAATGGATTGGTATGGCGTAGGTGCAAAAGCATTCAATGTAGCACAAAGCGTTTATACAAATGTTCTTGATTATAATGTAAGAAAAACAGTAGGTCAAATTAGTGATCTTCAGTATGATCTAAGAACTAAAATGCGTAATACATATGCTGAGTCAATTAATACTCAAGAAAATATGGTAGAACGACCAGAAGCAGCTGATTTTAATTCAGCCTTTACTAAATCAAAACCATTTGAACAAGAATATAAAGATAAGGCAAATGAATTTATTGGTATTAAAGATTCAGATGGAAATCTAACTGATGTATTTGCAGAAAATTATGATCTTTCTGGTTTAGGAACTAAGTATATGGATGTTGTTGATATTGCTAGAAAAGGTTTATATGAAATATCACAAGATTCAGAAAAAGTTCAAAGAGATTTATTAGAGTCATTTGAAAAAACCCACTTAAGTAAAAAGTTATATAATAATTGGTTACAGGGTTTTCATACTCCTACAGATCAAAAATCAAATGAAATTCTAAATAGAAATAATAGATCAATTAGTAGGGGAACTGAACCAGTACCTTTTGATCAAACATCATTACAAGAAATTGCAAAAACAAACCCAACAACTGCTGATGGTAAACCAGTTTTAGTTTTAACTAAAGGTGAAGGTAATGAAGTAGTTGGTTTTGTAAATCAAGGGGTTACTGATCAAGAACTATATAATGCTGTTGGTGAAGAAAGATATTCAGTAATTGCTAGTGTTGAAGCAGCAAGAGAAAACTCTGCAAGAGGAATTAATTTAGCACCGCTTGTATATTCTGAAACCGTACAAACATTGCAAACAGCAGACCCATCTCCAGCACAGCTTGTAACACTACGAGCAAGACTTTCAACCATGTCTCCAGAAAAACTTACTTATATGTTTAAAAATGCTGGTAAAGACTTAAGCGTACAAGAACAAGCTAAGTTAATGAAAGCATGGACTCTTTCTGGTATGAATATTTCACAACGACCAGAAATGAACACAAGTGTTTTTGCAAGAGAACTTAATAATGTTAAGACAGCAGATTCTGAAATGGCTATGGCAATGTATCGTAAGATTAATTTAATGCCATCTACTTCAACAACAAATAATATTACTGATAATAATATTTCACAACGACTAGAAGCATCTCGTCAATTTATGATGGAAATGTTAAAATCATCTGGATTAAGTCAACAAGAACTAGATCAAAAATTAGGTGATATAGATAGTTTCCAAAGATTTGCACAAGAAAATACACAGGTACAACCATACCTAGTTGCCGCATCTTTAGCTTATGATACTGCAATTAGAAGTGGAGTATCTGATAAGGATGCTTTAAATAGTGTTAAAATGATGTATTCTTCTAGTGCATTTACTGATAAAAACGGTGTTATTATTATTCCAAGAAATAGAGGAATGATTAATATTAATGATGCTAGTTCTGCTTTAAATAAAACATTGCTTGTTGATGGTGATAAAGCAGATAATATTCAGTATCAAGTAGGATCAGGTACACCATATGTACTAACACCAAACGGATATCAAACACTAGATCTTTCTCAAAAAGCAGGAATAGATCCTAGATTTATGAAAACATGGGAAAAAGATAACGCAATTCAAAGAACTTTTAAATTAACTACTCTTGGAAATTCTGTTGCAACAGAACAACTACCAGATTATTTAGACACAGTAGATAGTTATTTAATCCCATCTTTATCTCCCGGAGAAGTAACATTAACTCCAGAAGATAGACTAAACTTAATGAGAACATATAATGCTACTGAAGTTGAAGATGGAATGCATCGTAGTGAAAATATTCCAGCAGGAGAAGCACTAAGAGTAGCCTTTGCTTCTAATCCAGCAACAATTAAAACTGTTCTAGGAAAAACACCAACTACTAAAGAAGAAGCTATTAAAGGAGCTGCTTTAGCTTATGAATTAATACAACCAGCAGAATACTGGCAATGGGATAATCAATATTCAGCTAAAGATGATGCTTTTATAAACTCTCAACAGGGTGGTATTCCATTAGGTATTTCTTCTATTCCACTAGTAAGACCAATAGTAACTATTGATGCTAATGGAAATAAAAAAGAAATTACTAGTTTATTGGATCATAGAAATGTTGTTACAGCACCCAATGGATCTTTTATTTCTTTAGAAGATCCTAATGGTAGACCGTTAACATATCTTCCATTCTCATTCTTTGAAAGTACTGATGGTTTATCAACAGAAGCATATAGACAATCATTTCAAAGATTAGAAAGAGTTTCTAGAGGAAGACCATCTAGAAAATACCAAATATTAACTGGTAATAGTGCTACTGGTAGAGAACCACTTGGTTTAATTGCAGCAGCAAGAAGATTAACAACAGAGTATGATCCAACTGATGATAATTATATTAGAGAAATTGCTGATAAAGAAACACCACAAGCAATCTCTATTTTAACAGAACAAGTATCTACTCAAGAAGCAACAGATGCTATTTCAGATCCTAAGTTTTTAAAAGCAGTTTCTTCTATTGCCGAAAAAACAAGTAACGGGGAAATTAATAAAGAACAAGCTTATGATATTTCTTTAAAACTAATGAATGATCCCGGAATTAGAGATGCTATTAAAGCTAAGGTAGAAAGAACAGCAGTAGAAGGTAAAACTACTAAATTAAGTACAGCAGTTAGCATCTTACAGGGTATTCTTGGTTATAGATATAATGAACAAAATTTATTAGTTGATCCAGAAGAAATTAAATATCCACAACAGTTCTGGGGTATTGCTACACAAGATAAACAAACAGTTAAAACTAATTTTGAATGGGATTCTAAGTTATTTGATTTTGGTTCACTTGGTAGTTTTAATTACGACTTTAGTTCTACTTTTAATAAAGATAAATGGAAAGCAATGGGAGTTGATGTAGGAACTTTATTTGATGAAAAACCAAATAATAACCTATATGATTATAGACCATCAGAACCTATTAAATTAGATGAGTATATACCAACAAAGGTTGACTTTAATTTAAGTGGTATGTTTGGTA